ATATGTAAGAAATGCTGAATATGTTGCAGAACCAGCTTCAATTACATTAAATTCATTTAAATCGTCTTGACAATATGCCCATTTATAATGTTTTTCTTGTGGGAGAGAAGGACGTCCACATTTAAAACATTCACTAAACGTACCCTGATACCATGAAGTGATAAAAGTACCCCAAAATCCAGGATTAGAAGGAGATGTTCCCATAAACATCATACAAGTATGAGTTCCACCACCACCAGGCCACATATCTATAACTTTTCCTACTGCTGGAGAACCTACAGAAATCCAAAAATTTTCTGAATTTACAGCAGTTTGAGCCGAGTTCATCAGCGGATCAATTATACTAAATTGTTTTTGAGAGCCTAGACAATTAGCCCATAAATAATATCTATCTCTTTTCAATGCCATATCTTAACAATCTTTACAATTACATAATTTATTACATAAAGCATCTCTCAGTTTAATAGCTCTAACTACCATAGTTTTATTAGTATTATGAGGTGCAAACTCAATTGCTTTACTTAAAGCATAAACTTTTAAAAAGTTTCTTCTATATTCATCATCACATTCATTACATTCTAAAGAATGTAATTTCTTTAATGCATTATTTAAACAACAATTACAATCTACTTTTATTTTTTTATCTACATATATAGTATCAATATTATCTCCAGATACTTTATACCTTATAGTATAATAACCACTAGTAAAAGCATGAGTAATAAAAACTCCATATATAAGCTCATCATTATAATAATCTATATCATAATCTGTATCATCAGTATATATTGTTGTACTTCCATCACTATGCTGTATTACATCTAAAGTGATAGACATATTAGTTATTTGATTTGGATCTTGTCCATCTAAAATTTGATGTAAACTTAACACAAGTAAAAATCCACTACAATCTTGAGCAGGAGCAATTAAATGCCGAGAAGTATCTGCTGTAGTTACAAAAGTACTAGAAGAATTTGGAAATTTATTAGTTACAGACATAAATCATCAACAATTACCACAAGTTCTACATTCCATAGTAAGTACATAATTTTCTAATGTCTTAGTAACATTATCTATTTGTACCTGATCACAACCTTCACTTGTGGCAATAACAACAGATCTATATAAAGCATGAGCTTCTAAAAACTTTCTTAGAAACTCCTCATTACATCTATCACAATCTAATATTATTTGTGCAGCGTAGGCCTGAAGAACACAGAGAACTCGATCCATTAATATAAATTTTTAAACAGATAAAAGAGGGAGGGAATAAATCCCTCGCTCTCTTAATATCTGAAATAACTAATTATTAGCTAGTAGTTAAATCTAAATCAATTTGTTCTAACATTGGAGCCATTCCCATTACATCAAGCAATCTACCAAAGAATGATAATAGATCGTCATCAGTATCACCAGAACCAGCATCAGCTCCTAACAAAGTAGTTAAACTATCATCTATAGCTAAGATTAATCTCTTAGCAGAGATAATTGGTTGTTCAGCAGAAGGATGCCCACAATCAGTATAATCAATTATAATTTGATTGTGATAACCTGCAGCAACAGAAGTACCTGTTCCTACAAAATAATCATAACCAGATTTTGGTTGATCTTGAATTGTAGCTCCTAAATAAGGTTTATTTGCTCTAGCAGCAGCTATCTCCATTTGTTGGATACCAACACCATAACCTTCAGGCTGTACTACAGCAGTAGTTAGAGAAACAGTTGCATTACAATCTAAATTACACGATAACCCAACAGAAAAATCTACCATATAAGATGGAGTATAATTTACATTATTACCACCAGAAGGATTAACTTGTGCAGCTCCATTTAATACTAAAGACCAAGTAGAGTCAGCATAAGATTCTCCAGTTGCTTTAGGTAATACTTGTAGATCTGAACCATCAGCAGCTACTGCATATGTAGCTAAGTGCCAAGGTCTATCTAATGTAATAGTCAAAGCAGTAGTATCTACAGCTTCTACTCTATAGTAAGTAGCATTAGCAGCACTAATTGTACCAGCTGCACCTGTATCCATTATACCAATAAAGTCACCAACAGCTACATTAGTAGAGTTATATTGACAACTAGTTGTACAATTGATAATATTAGAACCTTTTGTTAATGTCCAAATTTCATCATTGTCATAAGTAGCAGCAGTTAAAACAGTAGTACTATTTCTTACAAGTGCAGAAGCTAATGTTTTAGCTGTTCCTGAATTCATAGCTGAATCTTGATCACCCATTAATTGTTCAGAAAGTCCCATAAGAACATCCCATACAGCTCCATCAGGACATCCGCATGCAGTACCACAACATCTAGTTACATAAGAATAGGTCTTAACCATATCTTGATAACCATATGTTTTAGCAATTTCAGGAGATTCAAATTTCACTTTTAAACAATACTCACTTTCACAGTCAATATTACCAACTCCACTAATTGTCATAACTTTTGCTGTACCAGCTCCACCCGCTTCATAACGGATAGATCTAATACAACTTAAAGGGACTTCGTCACTTTTTCTAAGTGCGGTATTCCCATCTTCATCAGTATACTTAACAGCCCACTTCATAGCTCTAGGTAGATTACCTGCATTTAATGACGCAGATATATCATTTAAAGTTAAATTTGTATCTGGATCATAAACATAAAGTTCGCCTGCCGTACCTGAACTAACAAAAGTTTGGATATTTGCATCTGGTGCAACAACTGCATCAGCAGCAAAAGGAACCAAAACTTGTGTTACCATATTTCTTGTACTCATTTTTTCTAATTTTTAAAATTATTATTCATTTAATTGTGTCTTCAAAATCTTACTTTGAAGATTTGGGTGATCTAAATCACCCGAGGCTATCATAACGGCTATATCCACAATCTCGTGATGTGTATGTTCAGCTAGTTCGCAACTATCATTAAAAGCTGCTAGCTGTCCGTTAGGATAGAGATAAGATGAAACACCTACTCCAGTCCCCCACGATATACGTCGGGGTATTCGTAAGTAATCCAATCTTAAGTCATCTAAAATAAAAGAACCATCAGAATATCCTATAACATAACCTATAGGACATATATCATCTATTGCTGTAATTCCCTGATATCCACCTTGCATAAAAACTATAGGAATCTCTTCCCACTCAAAAGATGGAGAATAAAAAGGATCTTGCAAAACAGAATCAAGATCATCATGCTGTATTTGTACAGTTGATACACCTAATTTTTGTTCACAACCTTCCTTATTTATATTTGCTCGACTTCTTATATGAAACATATAATCTTCGGGCAAACACGCTTCGTAAGCATTAAGATCAACAGAAGAAGTAGCAAAAGGTAAAATATTACCTTTAACTACTAACTTCCTAAGATCATCTATTCTCTTCTGAGTTGTTTCAAAACCTTGACGTTTATTATTAGAAATACCATAGCGTTGTTTTATAAAAATATCTTGAGCCTCATTTAGATACCAATCTACTTCAGGAACAGTTAAATTTTCATAATCCGAACTATCAATTTTGTTAAGTTTTAACTTAACTTCATAATGCATTTCTGTAACATCCATCTACTATTTAGTTTTCTTAACCTTCTTTGTAGTAGCCTTAGACTTAGATTTTTTAACTTTTGTTTTAACAAGTGGTTCCCCATCAGTTATATCATCAGTTACTTCCTCTACTATTACAGTATTATAAGAAGGCGTTCTTACTTCTAAATCACCTTTAAGCTTAACTAAAAGTTCTTGTTTCATAGGATCTAGTAAATTATCTACCGTATTATCATAATCGAAACCTACCTGCTGATCATTATATAAATAAGCAGTTCCTTTTCGTCTAAATACACCAGTTCTTTCTAAATCAAAAACAAGAGCTTTAATTTTAATCTGTTCAGGTTTTGCAGAAGCAGTTCTTAAAAAATCACTTGGAGTTTCTTCAACGATTTCATATAGTTTTGTATATACAAAATCTCTAGAAGAATCCGAAGTATATTTTCCATAAATCTTTAATAAATCTATCTTTTTTTCAACCGATAAACTATTAAATACCTCTATAGCTTTAGTTTTTAACTCCACTTCATTTGCTTTTTTCTCAAGCTCTTGTATCTCATCAAAGATAATATACTTAGCTGATGGCCATTTACCCTGATCAAATTCTTTTTGAGAATTAGCTACAAATCTACTAGCTTTAAGTAGTTTAATTTGTACTTCCTGTAAAGGAATAGCTAGATCATAAATCATAGTTTGGTCTTTAAGCTTAACACGAAAATCATTCCAGTACTCAGAAGTAGATTGAAGATCTGCTCCAAGAGCACCTCCTAATCTAGATTCATCCTCTGAATCAAGTCCAGTTGCTATTTTACCAATTTTTGAATCATACAAAGCCATCAAAACATCTGAAGTGTCTTGAAATTTAGCACGATTTAAGTCATTTAAACCATGCCACTTTTGTCTTACAATAGGTTTTACATAAACCAAAGTTCTTTTACTCATAATGTTTGTTTTAAGTTAGATTAATTTTCTTGAAGAATTAATTCTCCGCAACGAGTTACATCATCAATCTGAACACCACACTGATCGTGAACGATCATAGTGTACGAATCTTTAGAGTTACTCATTAATCCACCTTTATTTGCTCCATAAGGAGTTTGTAAACCAGAAACGTATCCTAGTTTATAACCATTTTTCTTATGAACATACTTAATGTTACCCATACTTTCACTTCCTCCAAAATCAAGGAAAGTAAATCTCATTGATTCTACAGGAACTTGTAAGTTAGAATGTGCTTTTAAATTAATTTCTCTATCATCATACACAGGATTGTGTCTTAGTGTTAAAGAAATACCATTAGGTC